TAGAGAGGTATTATGTTATCAGAAACTAGATTTGATATATGTAACAAAGCCCTTGTGCTAGTGGGTGCTAACATAATAACTAGCTTTGAAGAAGCTACAACAGAATCAACAGTAGCTGGTCAACTTTATGAGTCAACATTAGAAGCAATGATGACTAGAATACGTTGGCGTTTTGCAGCCAAACAAGTGCAGTTAACTAAACTAGCAGAGAATCCATTAGGTAGATTTCAATCGTCTTATCAGCTACCAGCCGATGCTTTGTTAATACATACCGTTACTGTCAATGGCAATGTTATTGCTTATGATAGATATGGTGATAAATTATTTACTGACACAGGATCAGGCGACACTTTAATTTGTGATTATACATTTCAAACAAGTGAAGCAGAGTTCCCACCATACTTTAAACAATGCATGGTATTTGAACTTGCAAGTTTATTTGCAGGTGCGATTGCAAGAAATGATAGCTTGTCTGAGTTGTATAGAAATAGAGCAATAAATCAAATAGCTTTAGCTAAATCAACTGATGGTCAAGCACAAACTACTAAACGTATGGATGTTAATAGGATACGTAATAGAAGAAATCGTACGCATTTTAATAATGTTAACGCAACAGTATCGAGCTAATGGATGCCAGTACAAAGAATACATCAAGCCAGTTTTGTAAGAGGCGAACTCGATCCTAAGATTGTATCTAGGGTTGATGTTATAGCATACGAGCAAGGTTTAAAAAAAGCTCGTAATGTATTAACTCTAAATCAAGGTGGTATAGAAAGACGACCAGGTACAGTTTTTCGTGCAACTGCTCCAGGCAATGGCAGAATAGAACCATTTGTCTTTAGTGATGATCAAGAATATATAATACTTTTTACCAATACAGTTATAACTATCTATAGTAGTAATGGTACTTTATTGCAAACTATTACTTCAACTGGTATTGCCACCGCAGAACTTATGGAGTTAACTATTACGCAACAAGGCGACACCATGATTATTTGTCATAAAAATTTTGTACCTAGAATATTACAAAGAACTGGTGCAACTACATTTACGTTAGCAGTATTTCAATTTGATGTAAGTGTTAATGGTGAAAAAACGTATCAACCATATTTTAAATTTGCTAACGACTCTATTACATTAGATATAAATCAAACAGCAAAAGGACAAACAGGGGTAACGCTTACAACTTCTGCAAATTATTGGACAAGTGCTTATGTTAATACACGTGTACGTTATCATGGTGCAGAAATATTTATTACAGGCTATACGTCTGCAACAGTCGTTACAGGTACATTATTAGATGATGTTGAAATAGAATTAGATGCAAATCCATTTAGAACTAGACAAGGTAGTGGTGTAGTAGAAGTAACTATGGCACAACATGGTTTCTCTACAGGCGCAAGCATAACTATATCAGGCGCACAAGACATATTTGACATAGATGGTGCTGGATTAGCTGCAAGTAACATAAATGGCGCAAGAACTATAACTGTTGTTGATGATGATAGATTTAACATTACTGCTGGTAGTAGTGATACAGCTACAGAATCAGTCGATGGTGGTGGAGCAGGTGTCAAAATAGTAGGCCATCCACCTACTAGAAAATGGGATGAACAACTTTATAGTGAACCTAATGGTTTTCCTAGAACTTGTTGTTTCCATGAGCAACGATTATATTTTGGTGGAAGTGCAACTGCACCTGATTATTTAACTTCTAGCAAAGTAGGATTATTTTTTAATTTTGATGTTGGTACAGCAAAAGATGATGAAAGTTTGCAAATGCAAATAGCATCAGATCAAATTAATGAAATAAGACATTTAGTTTCTGGGCGTGTCTTAGAAATATTTACCAGTGGTGCTGAGTTTTTTCTTAGACCACAAACAGGTAAGAACATAACGCCAACTGATTCAATGATTATTAGACAAACATCATTCGGTGTACAACAAGCTGGTATGCCAAGACCATTTGATGGCGGTACTTTGTATGTACAGAAAAATGGTAAGAACATAAGGGATTATGTTTTTGCCTCAACCACAGAATTATTTGACAGTAACAATACTAGCCTGGAGTCATCGCATTTAATTGTTAATCCAACAGATACAGCAACAGCCACATCATTGCCAGATAGGACTGAACAACTATATTTTTTAGTATGCGGTGATGGCACAATGTGTATTTACAATAGTCAGAAAGAACAAAAAATATTTGGTTGGACACAATGGAATACTGACGGTAACTACAAGTCTATTGCATGTTTATCTTCTACTATATTTTCATTGGTAGAAAGAACGATTAACAGCAGTACTGCATATTACTTAGAGCAGTTTGCAACCACACAATTTGATATACCAACTGATATGTCATTTACCAAAACTATATCAGCAAGTTATCAACCACATGGTACAGTAAAAAACAAAGGTGCGGTATCTAGTGGTGCTAGTCAATTTATTATTGATGGTGCAACCGCTAGTCCTAATCAAGGAGATACATTTCAATTTGCAGCAACTGGCACAACACATACTGTTACAAGTGTTACAGCAACTGGCACAAGCAATGAATATGTAATATCAGTTAGCCCAGTAACAGCATCTATTACTGACAATACTACATTAGTATTTTTAACTAGTCGTGTATTTACTGGTATTACTCAGATAGGTAAAACAGTACATGCAACCTCAGGCTCAACTGAAGCAGGAGATTTTTTCTACTATGGTAGTGGTGTAGTAACTTCAGCAGGTACAGTTACTTTGCCATCTCCAGCAGCAGCATGTGATATAGGTATGGACTATGACATTACTGTTGAAACTTTGCCACAAGATGTAAGACTAGGCGATGGTGTGTTAACAGGTAAACCACGTAAGATAGGTAAAGCTATATTAGAATTATCAACCACATATAATGTTACGATTAATTCTAATCAAGTTTTAATTGGTAGTAATCCTAATGATGATACAACTGGGTTACAATCTTTGACAGGTAAAAAAGAAGTGCATACACTTGGATATGAAGTAGATCCTACATTGACAGTATCGCAAACAGCGCCACTACCAATGAGGGTATTAGGTATAACATCGGAGGTTTATTACTAATGTGTCATCCAGCAGTATTTACAGCAATAGGAGTAGGAGGAGGTGCAGCAGGAACAGCAGGTACATTAGCTGTGCTATCTAATGTTGGACTTGCTGGTCTATCTATTATGCAAGCAAAATCAGCACAACAAGCACAAAATGCTTTAGCTGATCAGGCGTATCAAGACAAACAAACACAAATAAAAGATAATAGAATGACGGTGCAATTAGAAGCAATACAAAAAAGTAATGCATTATCACAAGAATTTTTGAGAAGGCAAGCAACTAATAGAGCATTATTATCGCCTAGTGGTATAGGACAAAGTAATTCTTTTGAAGCAGCAATGCAATACAATAAATCTCAATATCATCAAGAGTTAAATGCTGTGGCTATTAATGAAACAAGACGTAATGCAGACTTAGCATATGCTTCACAAGAATCTAGAATAGAATTACAATCAACTAAGATTGCTACTAGATCAGCATTTCAACAAGCATTATTAAAAGGCATAGTAACAGGATCAAAAGCTGCTAGCGGTATTAAAACATCAGGAACAGAAATAGTACCTGGAGATGCAGGTTTTTCACCTTCACCAAAAACAGGAGAGTTTAAATACTAATGGCATTTGAATTTCAAAAAAGAAGATTATTTAATCCTGCTACGATAGGAGTAAACAGAGGTCGTGCATTAGATAGAGCAGCACAACAACAAGGAGCTGCTGGTTTTAATTTATCAGAAGGATTAAGAAGATTTGTTGATAATACTACAGCAGAAACAAAAAAATATGAAGAAGAAAGAGGCAAAAAATTAGGCGCTGGAGCAACTATAGTATATGAAGATATAACATATACTGGCGCTGATGGCATAGAAAGAACTCGTAAAATAGCAAAAAATTATAAAACACCAGAAAATTTACTAGGCACATCTTGGGCTGCAACAACATTTGATGAAGAAGCTGCTAAAGTATATACAGATGCAGCAGCTAATACAGCAAACGAAATACTTAATATGGAAAAAGAATTAAGCAAAGAAAATTCTAGATTTAATCAAGATGTTGCAGAAGTTACAGCTTTATTTGATACAAATATATCAGAACCAATGGCAGCATTAAGGGAAACGATTCCCGATCAATTAAAAACTATATTTGATAGCAATGTTAAAACTAATATTGAAAGGACTAGAAGCGCAATAGCAGACAGACAATACAATAAAGTATTAGGTTTTAACAAAGCTAGTTTTAATAAATTAGCAACTGACTATGAAAACCAATTTGGTTCATTGTTTGCTGGTGATCCTGCTGAAGGATTAAAATTGTTAGACGAACTAAAAGAAAAAGCAGATATCATGTCATTAAAAAATGTCCCAGCAGCACATATATGGTCAACACAATTATATAAACCATACGAATTAATGTTAAATGCAGGAATGAAAGCTCAAAGATTTTTACAAATTGATTATGATGATGTTGATTCATTAGCACAAGCTCATTCTAATTTAAAAAATATGGAACTTTTATTAAATTTTCAAGGACAAAAAATTTCATTAGTAAATGCTAATGGAGAAACTGAGTCAATAACATTAAAAGATTTAGGGTTAGATGGCACAGATAATCAAATAGCAAGAAATAAAGTTATGACTGTATTATCAAAACAAAGAACATTAATAACAGATTTATTTACAAAAGAAAAATCTAGTACAAAAAATTTAAACTATATAAATAATACATTGGCTATACAAACAGGTGGTCAAGATAATGGAGTTGATGGTATTACCTTATCTGCTAAAAATGATAGTTTAGCATTTAGTGCAGCCATAGATCAAAATGGCACAAAAGAAACAAAAGCATTAGTAGATTTATATATTGCAGAATATTATCCAGATGGTGGAACAACTATTGATAGCGATAATATTATTGGTCATCCAGAAGAAGCACAGTATAAACAATGGGTAGCATCTAAATTTCATAAATTAGGTGGTAGAGAAAACGGGGAAATAGTATCAATGGGTGATTCATTATCAAAACAACCAAATGCTGAAACTAGATTGCAGTTAAAAGATGATCTTGTTGATTTTTTAAGCACATCAGCTTGGGCTAATGCTACATCTGCTGTACATACTTCTGATAGAGGTACAGTAATAGCAACACATTTAATTGAAAAAATACCTGGATTAAGTGATAAAGGCAAAGAAGAATTTGCACATTTAGCTTTTGCAGTAGGACAAACATCATCAGTAGAAAAAGCTGCTGATTTATATTTAAGAAATAGAATACTTGAACCAATAGCAAACGATAAATTTTTTAAAGATACATATGGAGAAAGTACAGGAGCAATAGATAGTAAAATAAAAAAAGAAGTTTTAAATGAATTTAGTGATGTTAATTTTGGTCCTGATAATATGATTGCTTATCGTTTTATGAGCAATATTGCTAGACAAGTAAAAATTAATCTAGCTGATACAAGTATGAAATTAAGTGTTGAAGGTGAAACACAAAGAATAATGAATAATTTAATACAAAAAGAAGGCTATGGTTTTAGTGAGTATAGTTATGCATTTACAACTAGTACAGATGATTCAGATGAAGTAGACTTGGATCAAGGAAAAGTATTTACTAGATACAGTACTGACGAATTTTTTAATACGCACCCATCAAGACTTCCAGAAACAATAGAGCCTGTTTTAGATCCATTATCTTTAACAGCCTTGTATGATGAAAATTATTTAAAAAATATAGAAGAATATGGCGCAACAGGTACAGCAAAAAGAAAGTCTTTTGAAAAAACACCATTATATTATGAAGTGCAAGAAGAATTAAAAGAACATATAAATATAAACAATACAAATAATCCACAATTTCAAATAGAAGAAGAACCTATACTAGGTAAAAATATTAAATTATTTTCTATTGGTGAGCCAACTGGTCCAGACGGTGTAGTTTATCAAATAATGTATTTACCTAATAAAGAAGGAACTAGAGCAAGACCTGTATTAGATTATTTAGGAAACAATTTAACTATTAGTCGTAGAGAATTAGTAGAAAGAAGTGGAGATAGCAATACAAATATAGATAAACATGTAAAAATGAATTCAAACTTTGGCAAAGTATTTAGTCAAAGTGCAGATATGTTAGCTAAACAATTTTCACCATTATATAAGGGTAAATAATGGCAGTTGTAGAAAGAGATAAGTGGTTTGAAAACGGTCCATTTCCTGCACAAGAGCCAATGGCTAGTCGCAGACAAGAACTTATTCCTGATGCATCATATTGGGACACTATAAGTGCCGCATGGCAATTAGAACCTATTGGACAAGTATATTTATCTGATGAAAGTACATTTTTAGATTTGCCTGAAGAACCAGTAATTAATATAGAAAAACAAATAGAAGATGAAGGTTTAAGTTATTACGGTAATTATTTTAATGATGTTAGAAATCAAACACATTTTGATTATCTTAAAGAAAAAATACATTTTAATAATCATCAAAGAGATATACGAGATAGCGGTGGTTTTATGCCAGAAATTATTGCTGCATTTGGAGATCCAATTACATATCTTCCTATACCATTTGTTAAAGGTATGACGTTTGGTACACGATTTGTCAAAGGAGCTAGTTATAGTGCAGGAGCTGTATCATTAGCGGAACCAGTAAGACATGCTTATGACCCAACAGCCACAGCAACAGAATCAATAATGTATGTTGGTGCTGGTGCTTTACTTGGCGGAAGTATGATAGCTGCATTTGGCAGACGTGGTGTAAAAGGATTTGATGACCCAGATTTAACATTAAAATCATCAGAAGAAAAAGCACAAAAAGTATTTAAAGAATCTTGGAATATGGAGAATGATACATTTGTATCTGATATGTATGATGCTGATAGCCCTATTACATATGATTTAGAAATTGATGGTGTTGTAGATGGTGCTAGTTATAAATTAGAAAATGGTGGTCAGTTAGAAGGCATAGATAGACCAGTCAAAATACTTAATGCTGGTGATTTATAC